TATCACACTCTCTTTTACATCAACTTTGGAGGATAACAGTTAAACTCTGGTCAACATTGGTCTACTACAATAGTCTGAACATACCCTAGGGTAGGAGCCTATGTTAGCGTCAGTCTAATATATACATAGTCACCTCCAGATGAGAGAAGGATTTGAGTCTTCCTGACACATCATAAGTAATTACTTATTAATACTACAGAAAATAGAAGTAATTACTAGTTTACAAAGCAGTAAAAGTATGCTAAACTCTTACCAAGTTTGCTACTTAAGTTACATACGCGAACCTAGTACAAGCAGCAGGTAGTTATTCAGATTCTTTTACTTAAATACTAACATGCGTGTAACCTAAGTATGCTATACTTCAGTTTTTCCTTAATGTATTAAGTTATGACTGAACACGACAAAAGAAGAAATAATAAAGGTAATCCTGCTTTGTATAAAGGTATGGCTCCTTTAAATCCCCAAGGCAGACCTAAAGGTAGTATGAACAAGTATACTATCTTGTCCAGAGAGCTGCTTACCGAGCGTGGACCTGAGATAGTCCAAGTAATCATAGATAGAGCTTTAAAAGGTGATGTACATTGTCTTAAGATGTGTATGGACAGAATTGTACCTACTACTAAAGCTGTAGAAATAAACCATAGAAAGCATGATGGTGGTGTTGTAATTAATGTAGGCACTACAGAACAAATCGAGGAGCAAGCCAAGAAAATCAAACCAAAGCAGGTAAGAAGTAAATCTGAGGATACTGTAATAGCCGAGGTAATAGATGAGCTTCCAAAGTGATTTAGCTTATGGTAAACAAGGTGAGCTGTTTGTATTAAAAAAGTTACACTATAAATATCCTAAAGCTTATAAAGTAGAAGGTTATTGTAAAGAATGGGATTTATTTGTACCAGAGAAAAATATTGGAGTAGAAGTTAAAAGTGATAGAGCTACCCATAAGACTGGTAATGTAGTTATAGAGAATAAATATGGAGGCGCGCCTTCAGGTATTGAAACAACTAAAGCTACTTGGTGGGCATATATTACTAAAAATAACTTATACTGGATAACTCCAGATAAAATTAAAGAATGTATTAAAGATAATAACCTTCAAAGTTTAGATTGCGCTCCTTTAAATGGAGATACTAAGCGTAAAAATCTTTATTTAATAAAAGAAACTTTATTTAAACAATACACAACAAGCTCAGAGAAAATAAATGGCAGAAATTAATGTAGAGTTACACCCTGCGCAACTAGAAATATTTAATTCTAAGAAAAGATTTAAGATAGTAGCTGCTGGTAGAAGGTTTGGTAAGTCTAGATTAGCTGCTTGGATTCTTTTAATTAAAGCTTTACAGTCAGAAAGTAAAGATGTATTCTATGTGGGTCCTACTTTTCAGCAAGCTAAGGATATTATGTGGGGCATGCTAAAAGAATTAGGTGCGGATGTCATAAAAGATGCCTACGAAAACACAGCTAGGCTAACATTAATCAACGATAGAAAGATATATCTTAAAGGAAGTGACCGACCTGACACACTTCGAGGTGTTGGTTTGGCGTATGTTGTATTAGATGAGTACGCCAGTATGAAACCTATTGTATGGGAACAGATTTTAAGACCAACTCTAGCGGATGTACGAGGAGAAGCTATGTTTATAGGTACACCTGCTGGTAAAAACCATTTCTATGACCTATATAATGAAGCTCAAAAAGACGATGATTGGGAAGCTTTCCAATATAACTCTACAGATAACCCTTATATTGCAGCAGATGAGATTGAAGCAGCAAAACGCTCAATGTCTTCTATGGCATTTAGGCAGGAATTTGAAGCAAGCTTTGAAACTTTCTCTGGTGGTATATTTAAAGAAGAATGGTTCCATACAAACACAGAACCTGAAGACGGTAACTATGTAATTGCTGTAGACCCTGCTGGATTTGAGGCTGTAGAAAAAGAAAGAGGATTAAAAGGCTCTAAATTAGACGAAACTTCTATAGCTATTGTAAAAATAGATAGAGATAAGTGGTGGGTTAAAGATATTCTACATGGAAGATGGGGTATTAAAGAAACTGCTAAGAAAATACTTAAAGCTGCGGACATAAATGGAGCTACTACTGTAGGTATAGAAACAGGTTCTTTAAAAAATGCTATTATGCCTTACCTAGAAGATGAAATGCGTACAGAAAATAGGTTTGTACATATAGATGAGTTGCGACATGGCGGTAAAAAGAAAACTGAGCGTATTACATGGTCCTTACAAGGTAGACTAGAACATGGTCAGATAAGTTTTAACGAGGATAGAGATTGGAAAGTCTTTATGTCACAGATGTTAGACTTTCCTAATCACCTAAGTCATGACGATTTGCTGGATAGCCTAGCATATATAGACCAAGTGTCTATAGCAGACTTTGCATACTCTATAGATATGGATGACGACTGGGAACCTTACGATGAAATAGCAGGATATTAGATAATTTGCTAGAAACCTCTACACAACTACCTAAAATGTGTTATACTCCACAGAATTACCTGCGTTAATGGAGATATTTCTATAAATGTTTGAAAATAAAGAAACTAAGTACCAAGCTTTAGCTGGATGGCTTAATCATAGGCTAGAAACATGGCGCACCCACAGAGATACTAACTATGTACAGAAATGGGATGAGTATTATCGTCTATGGCGTGGTATTTGGCTACAAGAAGACAGAACACGCAGCTCTGAAAAGTCTAGAATTATAGCTCCAGCACTACAACAAGCAGTTGAGTCATCTGTTGCTGAATTAGAGGAGGCAACTTTTGGCAGGGGGAAATGGTTTGACATACAAGACGACATGCTTGATGAAAATCCACAGTGATGCGGAGTATGTAAGTAACTTATTACAAGAAGATTTAGAAAAAACAGGTTGTAAAGATGCTATTGTGAAGTATTTCTTAATAGTGCTATATATGGTACTGGTATTGGAAAGATAGTTGTTGAACAAACTATAGAAAGAACACCTGCTGAAGTACCTGTAGAAGGTACAACCACTACTACTCGTCAGTTAGTAGAGTATCCCTCTATAGATGTTAGGGTAGAACCTATATCTCCTAAAGAATTTCTTATGGACCCATCAGCTAACACTATTAATGAAGCTTTAGGTGTAGCACATGAGGTAATTAAACCTCGATATCATGTAGTTGAAGGTATTCTATCAGGCATATACAGAGATGTACCTCTTGATGGTGTTATGATACTGTTAAATTTGGTTACGACCCTGAAATGAAACAAGCTGATGAGTCTGACTCAGTTAAGATTACTGAATATTGGGGTAAAGTACCTAAAAGATTTCTTAAGCCTAGTAAAGATAAAGATGATTTTGAATATGACTAAGAAAGATGAGTTAGTAGAAGCAGTTGTTACTATATGTAATGATGAACATATACTTAGAGTAGAAGAAAACTTGCGTTTATGATGGAAGATAGACCGTTTATATCTTACCAACATGACATTAGTTCCTAATAAATTCTGGGGTAGAGGAGTTTCAGAAAAGGGATATAACGCACAAAAAGCATTAGATGCTGAAATGAGAGCTAGAATTGATTCACTAGCACTAACGACTACACCTATGATGGCTGCTGATGCTACACGACTACCTAGAGGTGTTAAGTTTGAAGTACGAGCCGGTAAAACTGTACTGACTAATGGTAATCCTAGAGATGCTATTATGCCATTAGACATGGGAACAACAGACCCAAGTACATTTGACCAAGTTAATCAGTTTACAAAACATGATTCAAATGGGTACAGGTACTGCTGATAGCTGTATCAGGTGACAGAGAAACAGCTAGTGGTATGTCAATGATGCAAAGTGCTGCTATTAAAAGACAAAAGCGTACTTTAATGAATTTCCAAAACACATTCCTTGTACCTTTGATACAATAAGCATGTGGAGAAAGATACAGTTTGATGTAGATAGATACCCTGTTAATGATTACAAATTTATACCGTATTCAACTATGGGTATAATGGCTAAAGAATTAGAAATGACTCAAATGGTACAAATGTTACAAGTCTATACCTAAAGATTCACCTGCTTTTGATGTAATTTTATTAGCTATGTTCAAAACTCTAGTATTCATAATAGAGACCAGATTGTACAATGCTCTAATGCAAGGTAGTCAGCCTGACTCTGGAGAGCAAGAGTTAGAAAACATAGGTAATGAGTTACAAATACAACAGCTACAAGCTAATATCCAAAAGACACTAGCTGAAGCTGAAGAAGAAAAAGGTAAAGCTATATTACATCAAGCACAAGCAGCAGTAGTTGTTCCTAATGAAATACAAGTAGAAGAACAAATTATTAAACTACAAAAGAACGCATTAGATTTAGATAAGTTACAAGCTGATATAGCAAATCAACAATCTGAAACAGCAAGAAACATTCCAGAAATGGAACATCTTAAATCAGAAACAATATTAAATCTAGCTAAGGCTAGAGAAGCAGGTTCTAAGGCAGCGATTAATACACGAGTACAATGAAACCTGACGAACAGTTTTTAAAAGATAGGTTAGCTTTATTTGAAACCGAAGGGTGGAAAGATTTAATGGCTGACATGAAAATTACTGAAGAGAATGTAGTTGATATACGCACTCTTGAAAGTGAAAAAGACCTTTGGCATGCTAAGGGTCAGTTGCAAGTCCTACGACAATTGCAAAGTCTAGAAGATGCAACAAAACTAGCGGTAGAGCAATCCTCTTCATAAGGATTCTACCTTAATATAACTTCATAACCCAGATGGGCGGAGAACACAATATGAGTATAGTAGTAGAAGAAGCACCTTTAACTGAAACACCAATAACAGAAAATCAAGAAGTAGAAGAGGTACAAGCGGATTTAGTCCAAGAAGATACAGAGCTTGAAACACAACCAGAATCTACAGTTCCTGAAAAGTATGCTGGTAAATCACTTGAAGAAGTTATTGAGATGCACCAAAATGCAGAAAGAATATTAGGTAAACAAGGAATGGAAGTTGGACATCAACGGAAATTAATTGAAACCTTAATGTCTTCTCAACAACAAGCACCTGAAGCTACCGCACCGAAAGAAGAACCAGTACCATTCGAGGACCAGTTCTATGCTGACCCTGCAAATGCAGTTAACTCAGCTATAGAAAAACATCCCGATGTAGTTAAGGCTAAAGAAACTAGAGCCATGCAAAATCAAGCGTTGAATCAAGCACAGTTAGAAGCTGCTCATCCTGATTTTATGGATATAGTAGAAAGCAATGACTTTCGTAACTGGGTTGGAGCAAGCAAGATACGACAAGAGTTATTCCGTACTGCTGACTCTTATGACTTTGAATCTGCTAACGAGTTGTTTACAACATGGAAGCAAATTAACATGGCAAGTAAAACTGCTGAAGTTAAAAAGAAAGAAAAAGTTAAAAGAGAAAAAGCATTACAAAAGACTAGCTCAGAAACACGCTCTTCAGGAGATTCTGTAGGTGGAAAGAAGATTTACCGTAGAGCTGATTTAATCAATCTACAGGTAACTGACCCTAACCGATACGCAACTTTGGCTGATGAAATTCAGTCAGCATACGCAGAAGGTAGGGTTAAATAATTTACTTATAATAGGAGAAGAAAATGGCGTTAGGTACAAACCAAGTAACGACTAGTGTAGCTAATAACTTCATTCCTGAACTGTGGTCAGATGAAGTTATAGGTGCGTACAAGTCAAATCTAGTGGTTGCTAACCTAGTCACTAAACTTTCTCATAAAGGCAAAAAAGGAGACACTATATATATTCCTGTGCCGGCAAGAGGAAGTGCAAGTGCTAAAGCAGCAAACACTCAAGTAACACTATCAGCAGCTACTAATACGAAAGTAACAGTAAGTATTGATAAGCATTACGAATATTCAAAGTTAATTGAAGATATTGCAGAAGTTCAAGCACTAGCTTCAATGAGAAAGTTCTACACCGATGACGCTGGTTATGCTCTTGCGAAGCAAGTAGATACTGATCTTGTTTGCTCTTACAGAAGGGTTTCAAGGTGGTACAGTAGGTGGTGCAGCAGCAGCATCTTTCGAGAAAGCAGTAATTGGTTCTAATGGTAGCACAGACTACACAGGTAACTCATCTAACGCTGCTGACATTACAGATGCAGGTATTCGTAGAATGCTACTAACTCTGGATGATGCAGATGTACCAATGGACAATCGTGTAATGGTAGTTCCACCAATCTGTGCTAATGACATGCTTGGAATCAACAGATTCACAGAGCAGCAGTTCATTGGTTCTGGTGATGCTATTCGTACTGGTAAGATTGGTCAAATCTACGGTGTTGATGTTTACATTTCATCAAACTGCCCTTCAGCAGCAGGTAACTCTGGTGCAGATAGAGTAGGTACTTTGATGCACAAAGATGCTCTAGTTCTAGCAGAGCAAGTTGGTGTACGTTCACAAACACAGTACAAGCAAGAATACTTGGTGACTTGTTCACTTCAGATACTATTTATGGAGTTGCAGAACTTCGTAATGACGCTGGTGTTGCGTTTGTTGTACCGGGTTCATAGTAGTTAGTTAGGCGTAACCCCTTCTGTTGAGGGGGTTATTACAAACTAATTATGTCATCAACTAAATTAATAAACGCTAAGAAAGAAAAAGCCATAAGATATTTAGGTGGTAAATGCTGGAAATGTGAAGGTGTGTTTGATAGAGAGTTATATGATTTTCATCACATTGTTCCTGCTAGTAAAGAGTTTGAATGGACTAAATTAAAAAGAAGAAAGTGGGAAACTATTCAAAAAGAACTAGATAAATGTGTTTTACTTTGTTCTAATTGCCATAGGCTTGCTCACAAAGAAATGAGAAGACATGCCTTTTTACGACTTTAAATGCGAACAAAATCATGTAAGTGAAGAATTAACAACTTACGATGAAATGAAAATGGGTATTGAATGTCCTAAGTGCGGTAAGCCAGCTAAAAGGATTTATTCAATTAATGATGTTAGACCTAGTTACGGATACGAAATGACTAGATTTAGCATGAGAGAAAGAAAACGAAAGAGTAAGGATAAGTTTAATGGACATATTTGAAGATACTACAGGCTCACATCTAACACATTAGAAATAGAAAGATTTAAAGCTAAGATTAGAGAAATCTGGGCAAGGATGTTAGATGAAAGTTATGACCAAGTACATGATGAGGATGATGAAGACTGTCCTTCAAGAGATGAGTTTATGGCTAGCTAATGCTTTAAAATTTGCTAGATGAACCTGAACCTGAAACAGAATTAGATTCTCTTATGGATATGTTAGATAGCATATGGAAGAAGATGAAGAATTAGAAAATGTTAAATCAGAAGGTAAAGCACCTACTTATGGTAGTAGTAGCCTTAAATCAAATAACGAAAAAGGAAAAAAGAGGCAACAGTATATGAATTAATCACAAAACTACAAAAACTCCAAGCGAGTCTCGTTCTGGAGGAAAGGTGGTTCGTATGCGGGTACGCCTAGCAGGTAAGATCTAAGAAAAGAAAAGACTCAAAAGTTATTACAAAGTATTCACCACTTGTTGAAGAAATTAAAGATGAGCTAATCGCTTTAGCAGAAAGACAAAAGATTGGTAGCAGAAAATTAGGTTTAGACTCTAATGGCTACACAAAGAAATTGGAGAAAGAAAAAAACTATTGGGATGTACCTTAATAGAAGGCAATGGGAAAGAGAGTTTGAACCAATGAATCTTCTGCTTATGAAATAGAACTAGAACAAGGTGGTTATCTTGTTATTGAATCTTCACAAGCTGCATACACCTAACTATATTATTACGGAGTAAATATGGCAACAACTAAAGTATCAGCTATCAGCAAAAACTGCAACAGCAGGTAGTGAAGAACTACTTATTAATGATGGTGGTACTTCTAAGAAGGTTACTATTGATAATGTAATATAGCTAACAATGCTATTACTGTAGCAGAACTTGCAGATAACGCAGTAACAACAGCTAAAATTTTAGATGACAATGTAACAGCCGACAAGTTAGCTAATTCAATTAACACAGAAATTGCAGCTAATACAGCTAAAACAACAAACGCTACACATACTGGCGAAGTAACAGGAGCAACTGCTCTTACAATAGCAGACAATGTAGTAGACGAAGCAAATCTTAAAGTGTCTAACACACCTACTAATGGTTATTTTTTATCGGCACAGTCTGGTAATACAGGTGGACTTACTTGGGCAGAAGTTACAACTACAATTGCTGATGGTTCTATTTCAACTGCTAAGATTGCAGATGATGCAGTTACAGCAGATAAATTAGCCAACTCAATTAACACCGATATTGCTACAGGTGTTACAGCTAATACTACAGCTAATGCTGCTTTGCCTAAAGCAGGTGGCAATATGACAGGTAGTGTAAATTTTACTGATAACAGTCAAATAAGACTTGGTAGTAGTAATGATTTATCTTTATATCACGATGGTTCTGATAGCATAATTAATGAAGAAGGTACTGGCACATTAATTATTATGTCAAATGGTACTGGAATAAATTTACAAAAAGGCACTTCTGAAACTATGGCTAAATTTGTAGTAGATGATGCTGTAGAACTTTACCATAACAACGTTAAAAAAATTGAAACAACTGCAAATGGTATTACAGTAACTGACAGAGTAACTGGTTCAAGTAATTTAGTTCTCGCTTCATCAGATAGTAATGAAAAAATTACTTTAAATGCTGGAGGTTATATAGATTTTGAAACTGATGGTACTGTTGAAATGCGACTTGAAGCTGATGGTGACTTACATGTTGATGGTGATGTTATTGCATTTTCAACTACAATTTCAGATGAAGCACTTAAGTATGACATTAACCCTGTAGAGTTTGCACTTGACAAGATTAATCAACTTAAAGGTGTGTCTTACAAATACAAACATAACGACAGAGAGTCAGCAGGTCTACTTGCTCAAGATGTTGAAAAGGTTATGCCTTCAGCAGTTAAGACAAAAAAAGTACCATTAGTTACAGGTGATGACAAAGAGTACAAAACACTACACTATGATTCAATGACAGCAATACTTGTTGAAGCAATCAAGGAGTTAACTGCAAAAGTTAAAAAACTGGAAAGTAAATAATGCCATTAACAGGTAGCGGACAAATTAGTTTAGGAGATATTGCAGGTGAATTTGGTGGTTCAGCACCACACGCACTTAGTGAATATTATAGTAATGGTAATGCTCCTGCTAATGGAGAAATACAATTAGCTGCTGATTTTTATGGTACTTCTAGTGCTACAGCATTAACTATATCCTCTAATACAAGTAACTATAATATTAAAACCGCAGCAGTAGCAGCAGGTGGTGACCAAAATACAAATGTTAATTTAACTATTAATAGTGGTGTTACAGTAAACTCTAGTTCTAGTTCTAATCCTGCTATGAAAACTGATACAGGTTGGGGTAGTGGTGTTACGATTACAATTACTAACAATGGCACAATAATAGGTGCTAATGGTTCAGCAGGTAGTGCAGGTTCAGATGCTACTTCTAACCCTAGTTCTGGTGGTGGTACTGGTGGTGCGTCTGGACCAAGTAATACTCAAGGAGCAGCTAGTGCAGGCTCAGCAGGTAGTGCAGGTTCAGGTTCAGCAGGTTCAGGACAAAACGGAAGTAATGGTTCAGCAGGTGGTAATGCTTTTGAACATTCACAAACAAGCGATAATAATTTAGCAGTTGTATTTTCTACAGCAGGAACTAGAACAGCAGGTTCTGGAGGAGCAGGAGGAGCAGCAGGTACTTTAACCATTAATGGAAACGGTGGCGGAGGCGGTGGTGGTGCTTCTGCAGTTTCTTGTCAAGGTGGAGCAGGAGGCGGTGGTGCTGCTAATGGTTCTAATGGAGGCTCATCTGGTGGCTCAGCAGCAGGAGCAGGTGGAGCAACTACTGGTGGTTCAGGTGGCGGTATTGGTGGATATTGTGATGGTTACTATTGGCCTGCAGGTGGAACTGGAGGAGCAGGTGGTAATTTAGGAAATGCAGGTTCAGCAGGTAATAATAATAGTGCAAATGGTAGAGGAACTTGGACAAATATTTACTCAGGTGGTGCAGGAGGAGCAGCAGGTTCTAGTGGTTCATCTAATGGCTCAGCAGGTTCAGCAGGCTCTAATGGTTCAGTATTAGCAGGTAATACAGGACAAATATCTTAAAGGAATATTATGGCAAATTTAAAAGCAAAAAGAATATTAGGCGGTACTTATACTGCTGATGATACTTTAGAATTACAATTAACTTATACAGGACAAGCACATAGTTGTAATCAATACATTGAAGTTTTATCTGGGCCTACTGTTACACACGGAGGAGGAGCGTCAGCTTCAACACCACTACATTATAAATCAGCAATTACAGATGCAGATGGGGATGGAATTATAGATTACTCAACATCACAAATGACATTAGTACAAGCTAGTAAAGGAACTACAGTAATTAAAGTAGTTGCAGATGTTCTTCTTAAAGCAGATGTTGATACTTGGCAAACAAACTACAACACTTGGTTAGACACTTATACAAGTATAGTTGTCAACGAAGATGGTAATGATGAGTTAGTGTTAGCAGATGGAGCTCCAGATGCTCCTGTTTATCCTACAGCAACTACATATAAGTCAGGTGAAATTACGTTAAAATGGGAAGATGATACTTTTGTATGAAGATAATTTTTAAAGATACAAGCAACAAAAAAATATTTGTTACAGAAGAAATTAAAAAAAAAGATTAAGTATTTGTAAAAAATGTGAACACCATTTAGAATGGTTAAATTTATACAGATGTAAAACTTGTGGTTGTATTATGGATGCAAAAGTAACTTTAGTTAAAAGTGAATGTCCTATAGGTAAGTGGTAATATGAATGATTATTGGTTTCCTTATTGGGGTGGATTATTACTTAAAACAACAATTACAAAAGAATTACAGAAAGAATTGTTAGATAAAGGTAAAAAAATAATTGATGAAAAATTAAATTATAGAAAAGAATTAGCAGGAATGATTGATAAAGAATATTTTTATCCTAATCATAAAAGTTGGTTTAAACCTTATATAAAAACATTTCTTAATTTGTATGAAAATAAATATATGGAAGGATGGCAACAATCAACACCACATATAAAAAAACCTTTTAATATTATAGATAGTCAATTGTGGATTAATTTTCAAAAAGCTAACGAATATAATCCTAGACATAATCATAGTGGTTGGGCAGACTTATCTTTTGTTATGTATTTACAAATACCAGAAGTATTAAAAAAAGAAAACGAACAAAGTAAAGACAAATATAACAATAGTGGAGCAGGAGCAATTTCTTTTTATAGTGGCGACCCTTTACCTTTTTCTATAAATGGATTTAGTGAGTTACCAAAAGAACGAGATATGTTTATTTTTCCTTCTTGGATGATGCACTCAGTTAATGCTTTTAAATCAGATGTAGAAAGAATTTCTGTAGCAGGTAATATTACTTTAGAAAAAAATGATTAAAAAATTTATACTGTTTTTATTAATATCTTTTTCTAAGTCCACCACCTAGTGCAATAGCGCCTCAGTTTGGTAGTGGTAACAATAGTGATTTATGTACGATTAGTTCTAGTGGTTCAGTACAGACACAGATACTAGGATTGTCAGTAGGTACGACATACACAGAAGAAAACTGTTTAAGACTTAAAGAAAGCACAAAAGCTGTATATGTTTGGAATGAAAGTCGCAGCAGTTAGTGTGATGTGTCAAGACCCAGATGTTTGGTCTGCAATGATGTCAAGCTGGAACTTACTGCCCTATAGATGGTTTGATAGGTGATGAGGCTAAGAGAGCATGGGCAGTAAGACAGATGAGATACCAATGCCAAAGGAGAAAGATGAAATTAGTGTTGCAGAAAAGCGTGATAAGGCTCTTAGCATTATGGGTACTGTTGCTGCTGCCTTTATATTCTTTTAGTTACGACATTTGGTTACACCAGTAATGCTGCTTTATATGGCAATACTTGGAAAATGAATACAGGCACTTTAGGTGTTAGTGCAGAAGAAGGTTTAGATATAAGTGGTGTGCTTTACAACTACACAACAGTTAAGAATGTAGTAGATGACTTTACAGTTACAATAGAGAATGACAAAGTTGGTGGTGGTTATGTTTTCAAGACACAGAAGATTGGTCTGGTAAGTATGGTGGAAAATACAGAATGTTATACCTTTACCTTACACACCAATAGAGCAGTTTGGTGATGGTAGGATTAGAAGTACAGGTACAGGCAGTATAGAAGATGTAACCATACTTTATATGTACAGATGGGATTTATGTAGAAACGCACAGAATGATGAAAGTTGCCCTAATTACATACCACCATTACCAGTTATACCTAAGATAGAAATATATGATGCTTTAGAAGATGACTTTGTTAACAGATGCAACAGAAGAAACGGATGTGACAACCTTACTGGATAAAAAGAAGAAGAAAGAGAAACAGAAGAAGAAGATGAAGAAAGAGAACGATTAGAAATAGCAATGGCTTCACAGAAAATGCTTTAACTATAGCTAACACAGCATCACAAGCATCTATCTTAAAAGCAATGAATAAGCTACTAATATTAACTCTTATTATGTAGCAAGATTCCAAGGTGGGATGTTATCGTGATACAAGCTGTTACAAGGTGGAAAAGTAGTAGATAATAGAAAGTTTTTAGAAGTTTAACACAAGATAAATTACATGAACGAAATGATACAGGAGCAATACAAATGAACAAATTAATTACTTTATTTTAGTTCTAGGACTTACTGGATGTTCTTTATTTGCAAAAAAGTAGAAGCTAATACTAATATTAATGGCAATGTAGAATCTAGATGTACAGTTAATACTGATACTGTTGGTTATTACGGAAACCCTAATGCGTATACGCTTACAACTTTACCTGCAAGTGATGGTCAAGTACCTATTGTTCGTGTTGATACATCTCTAGCTAATGCTTACAAAGCACAGATAAGTTACCCTACTTCTTTTAGTTCAAGTCCAAGTTTAGGTGACACAGTTGTATGGACAGGAGCAGTAGCAGTAGCCAAACATCTTCTTCTGATATGAGTGGTTATCAAGCAGCCAGTACAACAGTCAAATGGTGGAGCAATGCGAACTTACGCTTTAGCACATGCAGGAACAACTTGGTTTAGTGTTACTTCAGTTGCTACCTATGGTGGTGGACAACAAAAGCATTTCCCGGTGGTTCATATTCAGCAGTTGTAGTAGCAGAATGTATCGCTCAGTAATACTGTGGTTGTTGCTATGTGGTAGTGTAGCAGCACATGATATGACACCCACTTACCCAAAGTGGAAAATGTCGTTTATACCAAGTGCTAAAATGACCACAATGCAGGTGTTTAATAAAAGATCCGATGTGCAATGGTATCAGATTGGTGTGTTTGATAAAGAATGGAAGCCTATACCTTTTGTTACTAGATACAAAATATTAAAATAAATTATTTAAGCGTGTTAGATTTGATGTTTATGTTAATGATAAAAATGTAAAAGAAGCTAGAATACATATGCTCAACATCTAAACTTAGAGGCAATGATGACTTTAAACCAATAGTAGAATCTAGGATATGTTCGAGGTTTAAGTGAAACGGTGGTTAGTTTTATTATTACTAAGTTCACAGGTAATAGCAGACAGTAACTCAATGAGTTTTTCTTTGCCTAGTATTAGTTCAGTAAGTGGTTCAGACAGTATTAGAGCAGGTGATTTAGATTGTAAGAATAGTATAGGTGGTAGTACTAACTTTGAGATTGGTATGACAGGTGTAATAAACAATGCTACACCAATTATAGGTAAAGAAGGTAATAATCCACAATCTAAAGACATAGGTTTGTATGCTAGATTATTATTCCTTTAGATGGACCAAGTGAAAGAATTAATTGTAATACGCTTTACCAACTAGAATTACAACGAAGAAGATTAGAAGTAGAAAGATTAAACAAGAAATTGAATACTTAAAAATTACAAAATGATGGAGCATTTAATAACTAATGGCTGATCTAGGAGAAAAAGTAAGCACAAGTTGAAGGTTTAGTTGATAAACGATTAAAATTTCTTGGTTTAAAGTTTACATATACCAGTTTGGTTGCAGCATTTGCTCTAATTTCAACGATTGTTGGTTCACTGTATGGAGGCTTTCTTATGTATCAAAAAGTTGAAGGAATAGCAAATTTAGACTTAGATGCTATAGCTGGACAAATGGCAAAGACTTCAGCGATGTTATAAGAATAGAAGAACATGCTAACGCATTAAAATAGAATTAAAGAAAGATATGACAGATTTGCGAAATGCACAATGGAACTTAGAGTCAAAAGTAGATACTAAATTACAGTCAGTAGATACAAAACTTACTAACTACGATACTAAATTAGATAGGTTTGAAATTAAAGTAGAGAAGACTAAAGTAGATATGGAAAAAAGAATACAAGAGTCTTTAGATAACCCACTAGCAAACTAGGAGATTATATGCCACAAGGAAAAGGAACATACGGAAAGACAAGAGGTCGCCCACCAATGAAGAAAAAAGGTAAAAAGAAGTAATGGCTGATTCAAGGCTTAAAAATGCAGGAGTATCTGGGTATAACAAACCTAAGCGTACTCCTAACCATAAAACTAAAAGTCATGTTGTAGTAGCTAAAGAAGGAAGTAAGATTAAAACTATTAGATACGGACAACAAGGAGTATCTGGAGCAGGTAGTAATCCTAAAACAGCAGCACAGAAAGCTAGGCGTAAGTCTTTTAAAGCTAGACATGCTAAAAATATATCTAAAGGTAAGATGAGTGCTGCTTACTGGGCAAACAAGAGTAAATGGTAATGTTACGCTAAGATGAAGAAAGGGTTTAAAAAGTAATGGATGACAAAAGAGTACAGTTACAATTAGACAAACATTCTAATCAGATAGCTAAGCTTTTTAGTAAGATTGACGACACTAATGATAAGATACAAAAGATATTTAATATGCTTAATCAAATTAGATATTTTATTTATGGTGGGTTTGCTTACTTTTTAGCTTCTGAAGTAGGTATGTTTAATTTATTGAGGTTAGTAGCATGATAGGATTTTTAACAAATATAGCACCTATAGCTTTAGGCTTTGTTGCTAAGTTGTTTGCTTTAAAAAGTCAAGCAGCACAAGAACAACAAAAGATGATGATAGAAAACCTACAAGTTAGGAATGATTCTATTAACCAAGCTAGAGAATGGCAGCAGAAAAGAAAGTCCAATGGCTGCTATGAATAGAAGAATTATTATCCTAGTTATATTAGCTTTAATTATCTTTACACAGATAGCTCCTGTGTTTTTTAATGTACCTACAGTAATACCTACTGTAATTGAAGGAGCTAGTTTACTAGGTTTACAGCTAACACCTGATACAATAGACTATGTAACTGTACAAGCAGGTGCTGTATTAAAGTTTGATGAAGTATTCCAATGGGCAACAATGATAATAGAGTTCTACTTTGGTGCGCAATTAGCTAAGGGGAAGTAAATGACATATAGAGAAGTAATAAACGAAGTATTAATAAGATTAAGAGAAACACCTATTGCTTCTGATTGGAGTGGTTCTATTAACGATAGTAGCACAGTATCTGATTACAATAAAGTTATAGGAGCTTTAGTTAATGACGCTAAAAGAAGTATAGAGTCTTACCATGATTGGCAGATACTTAGAGAAACTGTTAATATAACTACAGTAGCAGACACTAAAAACTATAGTTTAAGTTCAGGACAAGAGTTTAAAATAATAGATGTAATTAATAATGCTACAGGTAATGAATTAGTACAAGTAAGTAGAGCTTATCTTAATAGAGAAAGATACCCTACAGCTTCTACAGGAGAACCTCATTACTATGGTTTTAACGGAGCAGATAGCTCTAATAACCTTAAAGTAGATTTATCTCCTACACCTAACAAGGCTGAAACTATTTCTTTTGACATAGTAAAGTATCAAGATGCACTTACTACTGCTAGTACAGTTGTTAAGATACCTACAAAGCCTTTAATACTAGGAGCTTATGCTAGAGCTTTATCTGAGCGTGGAGAAGATGGTGGCACACAGTCATCTATAGCAGCACAAGAAGCAGCTTCATCTATTTCACAAGCTATTATGATGGATGCAGGTAATACTCAGTTTGAATCAGATTGGTTTATGGGAAATATTCACTAATGGCTAAACAACTAGCATATCAACCTTTAACTAATTTAGGTGTTAATGGTTTAAATACACAATATAACCCTGCATCTTTAGACCCTTCATTTCTTACTCTGCTGATAATGTAATGCTTAGAGAGTCAGGTAGAATATCTTTTAGAAAAGGATTTAAAACAAAAAGTAGTTCCTAGTGGTACAGCTATAGGTTCTATGGTGGAGCATAATGATGCTGGAACTAATAAAATATTTGCTAGTCATGGTACTAGTATTTACACAGTTGACTTTACATCTCCTAATGCTGCTTTTCCTAGTAGTGGTGCTGATGTTAAGCATACCGTTGCTAACAGTACAGGTAATTGGCAATTTATAAACTTTAATGAAAGATTACATTGTTTTCATGCAGGTATAGTACCTCAAAGATATGATGGTGCTTTAAGTGCTGGTTCTAGATGGGCAGCGTTTGCAATAGTACTAAACCTTCTGGTGTAACTACATTTGACCCTAGTTGTGGCATGGGTTTTTATGGTAGAATGTTTGTAGGAGGAGTAACAGAAAACAAAGATGTAATGTATTACTCTGTTTTATTAGATGGAGATGATTATACAGGTACAGGTTCAGGTTATTAGATTTAAAGAAAGTTTGGGGTAATGATGAAATAGTAGCATTGCTCCTTTTTATGGACAGTTAGTTATATTTGGTAAAAACAATATAGCTATATATGACAACCCTGACGATGTAACTAACATGTCATTAAATGAAGTTATTAGTGGTGTAGGTTTAGTTAATAGAGATAGGTACAAGCAGTAGGAGATGATTTAGTATTTCTTTCTGCTACAGGACTGCGCTCACTTAGCCGTACTACTGAAAAAGATAAAGTACCTTTAACTGACTATAGTGTTAAACATTAAAGATACTTAATAAGAAATATAGGTTAAAGTACTGCTGTTAAATCTGTTTATTTAGAAGATGAAGGTGTCTATATACTTATGACTTTTACAGATAAAGAATATTACTTATGTTTTGATTTTAAACATATAACACCTAATCAAGCACCTCGAGTAACAACATGGACATTTAATAATGATAGAGAACCTGCTAGTATGATTCATACTGAGTTATATCTGGTTTATTAGTAGGACAAAAAGATGGTGGAATAGCAGGCTATGAAGGTTATTTTGATACGGATTTGGCTTGGGTTAGTTCGGCAGCTAGTTATACTAATTCTCCTATTACCGCTGATGTTAGTCTCTATATGGATACCTATTTAGGAGAAGCAGTAGTTTCTGCTATATTAAAAGAGTTAATATTAGTATTAGAAGGCGGTTCTGGAGCAACATTAGGTGTAAAGTGGTATAAAGATTATAGTATTAGTTCTTCTAGCTACTACTGAAATAGCTTTAAATCCTGCTGCAACTAGGTACTACTGCTTTATATGGAGCAGCTTCTTCTTTATGGGGCTGTTAAGTATACACCTATTTATGGATTACAAGAATATAAGACTCCATTAACAGGTAGTGCTAAACATTTAAAATAAACATAATATTGTATCTAATGGCTTTGATACTTCTATTCAAGATTTGTCAATTATATCTTTACAAGGGAAAATACGATGAGTGATTATACTTTAGCAGTCAATTGGTCAGGAAAAGATGCTCTCTCAGATAGTGATGCTGCGAAAGTAATATCTGGCTCTGACTTTAATACTGAATTTACAACAGTAAGAACAGCAGTTAATTCTAAAGCTGATACTAATGGTGATAGTGGAGAAGATTTTGCTGCAAATAATGTTACAGTAGCAGGTAATACAACTATAGGTGGAACACTTACTGTAACTGGAGTTCCAACTATACCTACTGCTTCAGCAGGAACAAATACAACACAAGCAGCAAGTACAGCTTTTGTTACAACAGCAGTCGCAGCTTTAGACGCAGCAGCAATTAATGCAATTGTATATCCAGTAGGTTCTATTTACACTAATATGGCAGTTGCTACAAACCCTGCTTCTTTGTTAGGTATGGGAACTTGGGTCGCTTTTGGTGAAGGTAGAGTTTTAGTAGGTAAGGCTTCTAGTGGTACATTTGATACTTTAGCTGCAACTGGTGGTGCTGAAACACATACACTATCTACAGGTGAATTGCCTGCTCACACTCATACTGTGGATAAATATAATGCAAGCGGTGGTTCAGGTGAAGGTGTTCAGACAGGTGGTAATGTTACTGGCACAGTTACATCTGATTCAACAGGTGGTGGTGGCGCACACAACAACTTACAACCATATATCGTAGTATATATGTGGAAACGCACAGCATAGGAGAATAAAATGGCAGACGCAATGAGTTTAATAGCAGGCGCAATAGGAAGTGCGCTACAAGCTAAAGGAGCTACAAAAGCAGCAGCGGAAAATCAAGCAGGACAAGAAGCAGCAGCTAAATATGCTTTAGAAGGTTCTTATCCTTACGATGTAGCTGGCTCGCTTGGTGGTGTTAAGTTTGATAATGAAGGTAAGGCTATAGGATTAGGTTTATCTGAAACTTTCCAAAAGCAGCAAGATGCTATGATATCTTCTGCCGATGCTAATAGAGGATATTTAGCAGGTATAGAAGCTGACCCACTTACAGCAGAAAACAGATACTATGACCAGCAGATGGCTTTACTTGCTCCGGGTCAAGAAGCAGACAGAGAAGCTTTAGATGCTCAGTTAATAGCTAGAGGTATGCTAGGTTCTACTGGTGGTATGGGTCAAATGCAAGGACTAAGAGAAGCTCAAGGTACTACTAATTTACAAGTTAGACAATCAGCTAGCGATAGAGTACAGGATATGATAGATAGATATAGAGGTAGAATAGCAGAAGATGTGTCTAATGCTACTGTATTAGGACAACAACCTTTAGCTTATGCTGAGCTAGGAGTAAAAACTGGAGGTATGCTTTCACAATGCAGCTATGTTAGGTTCTAGGTATTTATCTGGAGCTGCTTTAACTAATGCTAATATGACTATGGGTAGATATGGTGGTTTAGCTAAAGCTGCTAATAGCTTTAAAAATTATAAACCTCAAGGCACTAGAAGTTATAGCGTACTGCAAAACAATATGGTGGCGCAGGACAAACACCTGCTGCTGTACTACGAGCAAACTTATAAGGAGAAAATAATGGGAATGTTTGATTTTAACCCAGCTGATGTAAGAGTAGCTACTTCTGAAGGCTATACAAATGCACCAATGTTAGGAGCATTTGCTGGCTACGGTGGCATGCTTCAAGGTATAGGTAAACTAGCAGGCTTTCAAGATGAGGAAGACTTACTAAAAGAAATATACGATACTTCTAATTTTACTACTAAAGAAGGAAGAGAAGAAGCTATAGCTAGAATTAGACAAGTTAATCCTGAGAAAGCTGCTGCGTTAACAAAACAAATATTAGAGCAAGAACAAGCAGAAGCTGCTATTGTTAATACTCAAATACAAACAGATAATGCTAAGTTAGAAAGAGCAAAAGTTATTTACGGTCCAGCTTTAATAAGAAAGTTTGAAACTGATGTAAGTAACACAGGGCAACGAGCAGCTATACATGCTTTTCTTACTGCTGAAAGGGTTGATTTTAAGCCTACAAAAGTGCTTACAATGATAGACGCTATTAAAGCAATTGAAGATGATGTTGGAGATAAAGGCTCAGGTACTTACATAACAGCATTAAAAGCTTATGTTGGAGATAAGCGAGATTTATTTGTAAATCAAGGAGTTTATGCAAAAGCAGGATTAACTCTAGATACTAGTGAAGATACTACTGTAGCAGAGTCTACAGTAAGAGGTGATTTAATAGACCCACCACCTGCTGACACAACTGTTTATGCAGCTGATGAAGTTAATGAAAATGATAGTAACTTTACAAAAGCTTATAAAAAGAATAAAGCTACAAACGAAATAAAACAAAAGTTACAAGATGTTAAACAGAGTTTATTTAATTTAGGCATAGAAGCTTTTATGCCTCAAGATAGATTAGCTATTGAAAATGCTGAAGATGCTGTTTCTGCTTGGATAGCAGGACCAGCTTTTGGTACTGGAGAAATTACTGGCATGGACTCATCAGCTTTAAATTGGTTTTTGTCACAACCTCCTGAAGAGTTAGCAAAGTTTGTAGCAAATCCTGTAGCTTACTATAAAGAAAACAGAAGCAGAATAGAAAGTAGTGTTACTTATTCAGGTACTAATAATGAAGATTTATTTGCAAGTATTCCTTACGACTTAGACAGTTAAATGGCTTATAGAACAGTAGCACAAAGAGAGGCACAGTTTGAAGCTGAGATGGCTCGTTACTTACCTGAAGATAATTCAGGTTTTGTAGGTGGTTTTCTTAGTGGACATAATAGTGTAGGCTCTTGGTTTACTTCTGGTTTATCTGGTATTTTAGCTAGTAAAGCTGCTAGTGATAATAGTCAAAGAAAGTGGTACATACAAAGAAATGGTATACAGTTTGGTAAAAATGAACTAGATAAGGCTATAAAAGAATATGAAGAATTAGCTAAGCATAGAAAATTAAATGAAATAGAAAGCGCAGATTATAAAGAAATGGTAGATAGAAATACTGCCTTAACTAGAGATTTGCAACATGTATTTGATACTCAAGGTGGCGACTTAGACGCTGTTATAGATACAAACGGTAAAAGTTTTAACGAAAGATGGGGTGTAAATACTGAAGATGAAGCAGCATTAGGCGCTTTAATAGAATTGTTTAAACAAAACCCTTCTTATGTAGGTGGTGTATTTACAGCAGAAATTATAAAAGACTTGCCTATTACTTTATTAGCTTTGTTAGCTTCTCCTATTACAGGAGGTAGTTCAGGAGCAGCTCAAGGTAGTAGAATTGTAGCTACTACTCTTAATAAATTAAACAATATACAACCTGCTGCCCTTAGAGGATTAGCTAAGATGGGTACAGGAGTTGCAGGTGGTTCGGCTATAGGTGCTGGTTATGAAGCTGCTTATAGTAAACTTAATCAAGGTAGTGTTAAAGGTAATCAAGTTAAAGCAGGCGCAGCTTTTGGTGCTGGCTTTGGTATATTAGCTGGACTAGGTATCTTAGGTAGAACTAGTAAAGATTTAAAAGCTAAACAAGCACAAGAGTTACAAGTTAAAAGAGGAATGGCTGGTGGTGATAGAATTGATTACAAGTCAATGGTACAGAACGCACAGAAAGAAACTCCTGTTAAGCCTGCTAATAAAGAATTTGCTTCAGAAACAGTAGATGCGTTGTACCCTGCTGAAGAAATAAATAGAGTTAAAAAAGCAGCACATAAGATTTATACTGAACATAATACTCGTATTTTTCCTGAACTAAAAGACGGGGTAGAGTATAAAGTAATTACATTAGCGCAAGCTAAGAATTTAAAGTTACCTAATGTTAGAGATGACATACCTGTACAGTCTATTGTAAAAGACAATGTTAGTCATATAGTCTGGCAGGAAGGTAAGATAAGCAATGAGTTTAAAAACTTCTATAAAAACTATGAAGGAATACTAGGAGAATCTTTTAATGATATAACACCTAGTCAGCATTTATTCCTTAGAGATGAGAATAGTTATAGAAGTTATTTAATGGCTGCTGAATTAGCTAAGGTTAAACAAAGATTAATGCCAGAGCCTCAAGCTAGAACTGCTGATGAGGCTATTAAGATAAAAGAAAACGAAGCTAATAACATAGCATTGAACGAGCTTGAAAGAGCTTATGGTGAAGTAGAAGCAGAAGGTATGAGTGCTAGTAACAAGCAAGTAGATGACCTTGTAGAAGAACTTAAAGCTACTAGAACTACTCCTGATGATATAGAAGTTAATACAACACCAAGTATTGTTAATAGAGGAATGACTTGGTTAGAAGATAATCCTAGAAAAAAGCTAGGAATAGCTGCTGGATTAGCTGGAGGTGCTTACGCAGTAGCTGACAAGGAGGAAGAAGAACCTTTTCAGCAAGCATTGGCTGTAGGATTAGGTGTCGCACTTGGACCTAAAGGATATAAGTTACTTAAAGGTAAGAGTATAAATACTACTACTGCTCGTATTAAAGCTCAGATAGCAGAAGGTTTAGAAATAGATGCTGAGCAAGCTAAAGTATGGGAAACACAAGCACAAGTAATTATAAGTCAGTTAGATAAGTTTACAGATACTCAAGTAAGAACTATTATTAATAGTATAGAAGGAGTAGAGTCAGCTAGTCTTAATATGACTAGTGATATGAGAAAAGCTAGGAATGAGATAAAAGAATTACTAGATGATATAGGTAAGCAAGCAGTTGAATCTGGACTTATAGCTAATAAAGATGGAGTAATGAAGTTAAGCATGAAGGGTATGGACTCTTCATCTAGAGGTGCGTTTTTAAACAACTACTTTCCTCACTTGTTCCGTAATATGGATAAGCTAACTGATGATGACTTAACTATTATATTAGGTAAGCTTAATGATGGTAGTGCTAGTAAAAGAAACATAGAAGGTACACTTGCTGACATACAAGACATGATAGATAGTGGCAGGTTAACTACAGGTTTACAATTACTTAGTCCTAAAGAAGCTATTAATGTTTACATACAAGGTATGTCTAGAGCTATTATAGGTAGAAATGCTTTAAACAGTATGGAAAAGATGGACTTAGGTTTTGCTCCTAACAGGAACGATATATCATTACCTGCTTTATTAAAGGAAGCAGACTTTGAATTACTTAAGGGTGCTGGTAGATTAAGTGACCAAGAGATGACTCACTATAGAACCTTTGACCATCCTGCTTTAAAAGGTTATTTAGCGCATAACAATATACATCATGTACTAGATGACTTCTTTGCTATAAGGCATAGAGGAAACATAGGGGATATGGCAGAAAGAGTACTTAAACTTAACAATGCTTTAAAGCGTGTGTTTGTATTTGGTTCTTTGTTCCACGCACAAGCATTACTTATGTCTGGTGTTTACTCTTTAGGTTTAGCTGGAGCTTTAAAAGGAAGTTTTAAAGTAGGTAAAAATAGAATAACAAGAGATGTAACATGGACAGACATGCAGCTAGGTGAAACTAAGTTTATAGACTTAGCCAAAGAAGCTATAGCTGATGGCTTACAGATTGTTAATATTAAAAGACAAGAGTTAGTCAACCCCGGTAAAGCACAGATAGATGCTTTTCTACCTAAGCTAGGAAGAGGAGGAGATATAATGATGGGTGCTTTTAATAAAATAGATACTGTAACATGGGAATATTTACATGATAGGTTTAAGCTAGCTGTTTACTTAAAGCAGAAAGAAAAGATGTTAGATGCTGGTATTGAACCTAAACTAGCTGGACAGAAAGCTTCTGAATTTGCTAACGATGCGTTTGGTTCTTTAGACTGGAATAACTTTAGCTACTAGACTGTATGCTTACGCAGCTAAACATCCTAATAGATTAAGAAGTAAAGCTGCTAATAGAGCAGCTCAGCTTATACCTGTTAATAAAAGAAGATGGTTAAACTTAGGATTGTTTGCACCTGACTGGACTGTATCTAATATTAGGATTGTGTATAAAATGTTTACTGGTTTACCTACAGCAGTAAAGCTAAGTTTTTTCAAATGACTCATAAAGGCAACTGGGAAAGTCCAGAAGCTAAAGCTGCTGTTAAAGCATGGAACGCTTATGCTGCTTATAGTTTTAAAGCAGGTATGTATACTTCAGCTATGTGGTGGGCGTTGACTTCAATGTTTAGTGATGAAGAAGCTACTATGGAAAACTTATGGGATTTCTGGAGTGGTGAGAATAGTGGTAGATTAGACTTAGGTAATGGAGAAACTATGGTTATATCTAAACAGATTGCAGAGCCTATACATTGGGCGCAACATCCTATGCACACTTTTATGAACAAGACAAGTGTTGTACCTAAGACAGCATTAGAACTTATGTTTAATAAACAATGGTTCTCACTTAAACAAGGTATGCCACTTGGTCCAAGACTAGTAGATGAAGATGGCACACAACACTATGCTAAGTGGATACTAGGAAAAACTATACCTATTGTAGGTAAGTCTGTACTAGATGAAGACTTAGATTGGCAAGAAAGATTTGAAAGAACATTCACGGGTTTCTTTGGATTCCCACAATATGGCGACCCCGAAGATAACAGGAGATAATTATGTACATTTACGCAAATGGCAATGAGTATAAAGGAGCAGTCCAATTTATAAATGGAGTTCCTTATGATGCTGCTGGTCAGCAACTTGTTTATACAGAAACAGCAAGTCCAAATTCTGGTTTAAAAGCAGGCGATGAAAGCGGTAGGATGCAAGAAGCAGGAGAAGCTGAACAAACAGACAGAACAGAATCTGAAATGTTTGGATTAGATTTATCACCTAATTTAAGAGATGAAGGTACTGGTTTCTTTAAAACATTATTTACAGCAGGTAGTAATTTATCTACAGATGCTTTACAAGAGTTAGATTATATAGCACAAGCAGTAAGTAATCCTATAGATACTGGTGAAGCTGTACTTAGAGTACTAGCTGGTTACGCACAGAAAGCGTTGCCTAATGATTGGGAGGCGTACTTACCTGAAGACTGGGCAACTAATAAAATGTATGCTAATGCTATTAATGATTACTATGCTGAAAAGTATGGAAGCTTAGAGCAAGCATTAGATTCTTTTGCTGAACAGCCTGTAAGTGTAGCACTAGATGCTTTAGCAATTAAAGCCTTAATGTCTACAGTATCTAAACAAGCAACTAAGAAGGCAGCTGTTACTAGTGAGATGGCTAAAACAGCAAAAGGTACAGTTATGGAAGGTGAGCTTGCTGCTAGAGCTGCTGCTGAATTAAAAGTAGCAGAAGAGTTAAATAGAACTGTTAAGTATGAAGGTAAGTTAGTATGGGATGATGCGCTAGGTGCTTATGTACCTGAGTCAAGTGTCACTAAACCAGCTAAGATAGACGCAGCGGAAGTTGCTCCTTTAATAAAAGAAATTGAAGCTGCTACTCCTAGTGTACAACCTGCGGTAGCTAATCTAAATACTGAAGGTATGATGAGAGCTACTAGAAATCAAGAAGCTTTCCCCGGTGAGTTAGCTCAAGCTAAATTAGCTGCTGACCCTGACTTACCTTATGGTGAAGGAACTACTATAAACACAGCAACTCCTTCTACTTCAACTGCTAGAGCTAATCAGATAGTAGATGAAATTAATATTCTTGATAGCATAGAAGGTGATAGAGGATTATCAGCTAGTGAAGCAGCTAAATATGAAAGCCTTTGGAAGGAGTTAGAGTTACAAACTAACACTACACCTGTAGCAGCTAAAGCTGGTGAAATAGTAAACCCCGGTAAAGCTTCTATAGATAAATTAACTAGAGATAAACAACGCATGGCAGACGATGATATTATGGCTGCTGCTACTCAAGCTGACTTGTTTGAGAACGGTAGTGCTGCTGCTTATGAGGCTATGATAGCTAGTCAATTAGCTAACAGAGCTGCCCAGACTAGTGCTGTAGCTACTACTGTACCTAAAGGTATGATGACTAGTAAGGTATCTGGACCTATATCAAGAACTAAAGATATAGATATACCAGTTGTTGCCCCTAGAACATTAACTAGCAAACCAGTTGGTCCTATATCAAGAACTAAAGATATAGATATACCACCTCCTAGAATGACACCTAAGCCAGAGTCAGCTAGTAGAGGTTTTAAAAAGGCTGAGATATCTGCTGCATTACCTGCTGCTCAAAGGGTAGCTGCTGCTGCTAGCCAGACTGGACTACAAGGAATAAGGGGTGAAGATGGTTCTTTTTTACCTGAACTACCAGACAGAGGTATTGATATAGACCAGAGCATAGGTGCTTCTGTACCTGAACCAGTAGAAATTATAAAGAGTAGTGAAAAGCCGGGATGGTTTCAAGGTGTCACTAAAGAAGATGACGATGATGGTAATTACTGGAGTGCTGACTTTGAAGATGAGCATTGGAATACACCAGCAGGTGTACAAGAAGCTATAGGTATATGGGGCAGACCTGTAGGTAATCGTATCGGACAGAGATTTAACTAGGAGATATAATGAATCAATATATAAATGCTTTTCTAGGAGTTCCTCAGAATGTTAAACCTTCAACTAGTATTAACTTAGCTAGAGGAGCTGGTATGTTAACCAGACGAAGTCCTTATGGATTAGTTGCTAGTCTTGCTGCTTATGGAGGAAAGAAAGCTTATGATTACTTTACTGAGGATGAGCCAATAGAACCTACTCCCGGAAGAGAGGAGTATCTATCTACTCTTAACAATAAATTTACTGATGAAGACTTAGAAGAATACCTAAAGTATAGGAATCAATAGAGAAGGGTGACATTGGTGGGCGAGGTGGATGTCTTTCTTCTTCCTTGTCCTTTATAGTTTGCATACACCATCCTCACAATCATCTGGACCTGTAGTAATTATGTATTCATCTGACCTACCTGCTGTAGTAGTGGTAGGTAATCTCCCTAAGTTAGCACATGTAAATTGATGAAGCAGGTTCTCATCATCTCGTAGTTCACATCTTTTAGCATATATATTGTAGGCATCTTCAAACTTTAAACTTAATACTTTCGCTCTCTTTGCGTAATCTTCTGATAATCTTCTTATAATCTCTTGCCTACCTGCTTGTGTCATAACTCATCTCCATTTAATTCGATAACTACATAGCTATCTTCCATATCATCATCACCAAAACTCGTGGTGAATCCTCTAACATAGTCATAACTATCATCGGCTATCACTTCATGCTCTACCAGCGCGTCCATTAGGAACTTGTGTACAGGAAATGTATAGTTATCTATGTCTTTCTTTCTCTTTCCTTTAAAGAATAGAATGTACTTAGGTGTGAGGTTCTTAAACTTAGGTAGAACCTTTACCCACTCTTCTACTTCTTTGTGATAATCTTGCTTTACCTTGTTCAGACTAAGGTAGTGCATGTTTCTATAGATGTTCATACTAAAGAGATTAGTACGCTTCTTTTCTCCCCTGCCTTTACTATAGGTTGGCAGCTTTATGATGGCTTTATATACCATACCCTTCCCTCGCTATTAGTTACAGTTAAAGTACGCTGTAACCCCCTCTCATGCTCCTGTAAAAGGGGTTCTCATGAAAACGAACCCCAGACTTATCTCACTAACCTACCCAACCAAGCACTAAAGCTACGATTACGATACCTAAAAATACTGTAAGTGATTTGTTAGCCAGTACTTGCTCTATCATTTCTTTCATATCTACTCCTTGTCAAAGTAATTATAAACTTCAGCTACCTTCGGGTAATTAACTACATCGACTAAGAACCTAGGTCCAGTTGAGTAAGCGAACACCTTCATGTCTGGAAAACAATGTTGTTTAAACACACAGTAGCTGCACTCCATAGCAAGCTTTGTGTTGCCTGACTTACCATCAGGTACTAACTCATAGCATTGCTCTGGTCTTTCCTCTCTCTCCACTACTTCTTTGAGATGTTCTATCTGTATTTCAATAGGCTCATCATGCTCAAAGTTTTCAAAGTGGGTACACAAGTGACCGTTGGTTTTATCTATTACTAACCAACCTCCATCTTGTACACCGAGAGAAGCAGCATAACCACGCAGTTGGTCTATGTAACCAAACGGGTCATCCCATCGTAAGCCTCCTTCTTTGAATTTCTTAAAGCCGAAGGGTGCTGCTGTTTTAACATCAATTAGTTTACCATCAATAACACAGTCCATGCTACCTTTTATTCCAGAAACTTCTGCTTCTGCTTGTTGGTGTGTGACTTCATGTCCAGCTAGTTTAACAAGAGCCAGTACTAACTCTTCTGTAGCATGTCCGTATAGAAACTTCATAAGGGTACTAGGCTTCATTTGTTCTTGAGGCATACCTTTGTGTACATACCACAGGAATCTCTCCTTCCTGCCTATGTTAGACATCCGTAAGGTACGCTTGTCTTCTCTTACCTTGAGTACATTATCTCTAAGCAGCGACTTCATAGATTCTCCGAAGTCTTCTATTACTTTATCTACATCTACATTACTATCTGCTTTACTAGAAGACAGTACTCCATACACATCTTCTACTAGTGTGTTTATATTCTTCATTGGTTCTCCTCCAAGAGTGGCATATCCATTTGTAGCTCTATTAGTTTATCTATATACCAACGAGCCTTCCTCAAATCTTGTATCCCTGACTTATCTTTATACCTACATGTATATTTAATAATGTTGCCTTCTATAAAACTAAGCTTCTGGTCTTCGATGAAATCAGTAACTTGTATTTTACCCTTGTTGATAGTAAGATGGATTGATATATTAGTTGTCATTAGTGTGTTTCCCTCCATGTTGTTCCAATCTTGTAATCACCATCCAAAGGACAGTTTAGTTTAAAGTCTTTACCTGCTCTGCGTACACAATTAACTGCCAAGTCACCGAAGAAAGCTGCTTGTTTCTCTGCTACTTCTACTTGTATCTCGTCATGTATCTGCCCTACTATCTTGTAATCTATCTTGTATACCTGACTAAAATGGTCAAGTAATACAACAGCGCGCTTCATAACGATAGCACCTGCTGATTGGAGGAGGGTATTCAATGCTGCGTGTAAGCTTCGCACATGTAATACCCGACCATCCAAACCTATAAGCGACCCACTATTAGCAGACGCAGTAATTCTAGTTCGTAGTTTCTTAAGAGCTGGTGTATTTTTAAGGAAGTCCGCCTTAAGTCGTTTACCATCCTTAGCTGTTCCTCCGACAACGCTCCCGATTTTGCTATCACCTGCTCCGTATAAGAACGCATAGATGAATGTCTTTGCTTTATCTCTAGTGTCAAGATTTGCAGCTCTTTGATTTGCTGTGTGTATGTCTCCATTAATCACCTCGTTGGTGTAGTCTTCATCGTTCATGTAGTGCGCAAGCATCCTGAGTTCTAAGCCTGACGCATCCATACCTACTAGCTTGTAGCCTTCTGATACTGTAAACAATTCTCTACAGTCTTCACCATAAGGTGAGTGACTAGCAGGTACTTGTGCTAGGTTAGGACTTGAGTGTGTCATCCTACCTGTCACAGCACCACAGGTATTTACCTTACCGTGTATTCTACCTGTGTCATCTACTGCATCTATCCATGCGCTGACTAATCCTAGTCGCTTCTGTAACATTAGGTACTTAGCTATAAGTTTACCTTCAGGTATCTCTATGTTTTCTAGTACAGTCTCTGATACTATAACTGTACCTAGTTCTGTAAACTCTTTAGGTGTCCAGCCAAAGTGCTGTAGGTATCTAGCTATCTGTTGTCTGCTGCCTAAGTTAAACTCTGGGTATATATCATGTCCCCATTCAGTATGTGTATCGTCTTTCCAATGTGCGCCTTTAGCTAGTTGATTCATGTATCTCTTAGAAGGAGTACCATCTTTGTTCATACACTTATCACCGGGATGATTAAGCTCTACCCATACAGGTAGTGGTTTGAATACCTTGCGTACTTCATCTTCTGCTATGAACATCTCTTCTTTAATAGAAGCTAGTAGATGAGTAGCTTTGCGTAAGTCAAACTTCCAACCGTTCTGTGTTTGCTTATGAGTTATCTGTGCTACTCTTATGTTCCATCTCTAGTGCTGGCTTAGACATCTGCTTGCTTGTGAGTAGCCTGTGTAATTTAACAAGGACATTAACATCCTGCTTACAGTACTCACCCATCTCATCTGTATAGGTAGACCAGTCATTGTAATCACCTTTAGGAAAGTTTAATCTAGTACCCCACGCAGCCAAGGAATGCCCTCCTTCCCTACTTGGGTTGTCCAGACGACTCATCACTAGGGTATCTTCTACATCACCCCACCATTCAAAGCCTAGGAGTTTATCTAGAACAGGTAAGTCATAGCCTATAATGTTATGACCTACTAATACCTCAGCATTAATCTCTACTAACCAAGCAGGGAAATACTTAACTCTATCAGGTGTCCAGAACTCAGACACATCTTGTCCAATTACCTTAGCAGCAATACAATGTATAAGCGTAGGGTCTAAGCCATTAGCTTCTATGTCAAATGCTACTTTCATTTCTTTTTCTTGGCAGCTCTCTCTGCTTTCCTGCGTGCTTTTCTAGAGCTGTCTGGTCTGCCACTTCTTGATTTAGTAATTCCTTTTGCCTCTTTTCTTCATGATAGTAACTCCTCTAAGTCTACAACTACTTCAGTTATCCTACCTGTTTCGTTGTCATAATGTAGGTGTCCAGTTTCTCCTGTCTCACCTGTGTATCTGTTCTTAAGTACACGCAGCTTAGTTACATTACGCATCCAGTCATCCTCGTGTTGTTGGTTACGCTCTAGTGCTATGACTATATTAGATAGTTGTGCGATACCTTGGCTACCACGCAAGTGTGTAAGTGATATCTCACCACCTTCTTCATGGGTAACACCTTGCTGTCTACTTAGATGAGAGATAACAAACAAACCTATGTTGGTTTCTACTACTACCTCACGGAGCTGTGTCATTAGCTGGTCTATACTTCTACGCTCATCTATCTTGGTAATCACCTGACATGACTAGGTTTAGATGGTCCAGGATTATCCACTTGATGTTCTGTGCTTTAGCCATAAGCCTGATACGACTGACTATCTTTTCTACTGACAGCTCCTTGCCTTCATACAATGACAAAGCTTCTTCACCATCTTCTCGTTTGAATAGCTTATCAAATGCTGCGGTAGCTTCATGCTCTGGAAAGTTCTGTCTGACTTCATCTAGGTGATAGGGTGTAGACAATTCAATACCTACTAAGCCATCGATAGTACGCTCGGTAGTTTCTTCTAGATGTATGATACCTACCTTGTCTTGTGTAGTAGTAAGTAGGTGATGTTCTAACTCTCTGATAACAGATGACTTACCCATACCTGTACCTGATGTGATTGTAACTAACTCACCTAGTCTAAAGCCTTTGGTCTTTTGATTAAGACATACCCAAGGATAAGGTACTGACTGTACACTTGGTCTACTTATCCAGCTATCTTTTATTTCTGTTGCGCCTACTATATCACTAGGCATATAAGTCTTGGCTCGCCACCAACAGTTCTCTAAGTCTCTGACTAATCCTGCTTGTAGCATGTCGCTGACATCTTTGTAACCATCTGGATAAGACATTATCTTTATCTTATCTGGACTGAATATCTCTAGTGCTTTATCAATAGCTTCTTTACCTGCTTCATCTGCATCGAAAGCAAGTACTATCTTCTCAAAGGAATCAACAAACTCGAATGAATCTTTGAGTGACTTGACTACACTTTGCGCACCATTGCGTAGACTAACTGTCGCCCACTTGCCATTGAACACTTCGGCTAGTGACATACAATCTATCTCGCCTTCTGTAATAGTTAGGTACTTACCTCCTGCATCCCATAAGCATTCACCAAACAAACCTACATCTTTAAAGCTGCCTGTTATATGAAAGCCTTTAGTAGCTACATCTCTTGTCTTCCAAGCTGCAATCCTACATGACTTATCTGTGAATGGGTAGTGGTGTTTGATTACCTGACCGTTAGTTCCATACTCTACCTTGACTTTGTACTTGGTAGCTATTTCTTTGGATATCTTCCTGTCGGTTATGGCTGCGTGTACACCTTCGCTTACTGCTTCTGCGTTCTTCTTGAACCTTGGTTTGTAGCTGGGTGTGCTTTGGTTGTTGTCTGGAAATACATGGTGTGAACAGGCGTAGCAATGTGCTGCTCCATCTTGGTATACTACTAGGTTATCACCTTTAGTATCACCACCTGCTTCTCTGCATTTTGGACAAGCTTCTCTATGGTCTTCCATTATCCTCCTCCGATAATTATAAGTGGTTACTTAGGGCAACCAATCCCACATACTTTGAGGAGGAGGGAGGCTGGGCATGTGAGCCAGCTACCTCTTCTCCTTTAGTTATACTGGACTTGTATCAAAGAACTGGTCATCAGCTTCTTTCTGTCCTTCGTATCCTTGACCCATTTCTAATAGCAACACACGCTTAGCATATGGAACCATGCCTGCTGTTGGATGCTCTTTAGTTGTGAACTCTACTCTAACTGTAGAGCCACTAGGTATTTCATCATGCCAACGCTCGTTCTTCCCTGTAAAAACAGGTATGTCATAACGACTAGTGAACTTTCTGATTGGCTCTCCCTCGTACTCCTTTACTTTGACTCCAGCTTTATCAAGCATGTCTGCGTTGAATGTATCCAGAGTTATCTGTAAAGAATACTTATCAGTTGACTGCCCTTGATAGGTATCGAACTGAGTAAGTGATGTGTTAAAAATAGTGGTTCCTTGTACTAACATATTATCTCCTATGTCTTATTGGTAATTAAACTGCCATTCTAGATTGGCTACACAATCAGCGTAACCAATCAGGTATATCTCTTTGTTAGCAGCTTCTGCTTTATTATGTAAGGTAAACTTTCTTATGGGTCTATCGTGTTTACAGTCAAGCCAGCCTTGCTTATAATACTTAGGCTTGTCACTTAAATACTCAGACTCATCCTCTGATGTTTACCATACCATAATCTGTCATCAGTTTATTGTATGCTTACTATCAAACACTCCATCTACAAAGTTCATACCACCTTTTATTTCACTAAAGGGTAGCTGTTCTAAAGCTATAGACAGTAATCGTTCTGTTGAAAAACCTTCTACTTTATCGTAAGCATCCTCAACTGTCTTACTAGGTACACTTAATATAATATCCATGTTGACTATTACATCGTGCATCTTTTTTCTTGCCATTTAACACTCCTATTTTAACATAGTATTTAACTATTAAACTACCACTTACCAAACAAAAGTTTAAATAACTTAGGAGGCATGTCACCATAAGTTTCTTGAAAGGCAGTTTTAACTGGTACTCTTGGTAAAGTATTACCTGTCTTTTGACTTGGCTTAGATAGTTTCTTGTAGTCTCTAGTTTTCTTCAGACGTATCCATAAAGTTTTAGAGGATAAGCCAGTTAGTTCTGCTAGTTCTTTTATTGTTACTATTCTACCATCATCAAGAGTGTAGTATTTTCTTTTATTATTCCAGTCGTGTGTCTTTGACATCTTCCTCCTCATCTCTAGGTTTAGGAATCATGTGAGGATTCTCTTTATGGTATCTTGCTACATCTTCAGCACGCATTGGCGCATCTAAAGGTATACCATTTTCCATACACCACAATACATATTCACCCATGTAACTCATACTAATCTCCTCTATTTTATTATGAATCTTTTACTGCTTCGGGATGATTACTAAGAACATAATTGCCATAATAATATCCACTATCTTTACCTTTCTTTCGTTTAAAATTTAAATAGTCTGCCATTCTCCACTCAAGAGTTTCTAATTTACCTAAATCCTCTAAGTAAATTGTATGGCATTCGTGCATCATGCTGACTACATTTTTTAGGCATTGGTTACCCTCTAATAATGTTACATAGCTATCCATCGGCATTATCAGTTTAACATTTCCATTTTTTAGATAAGTTACTTTAGTTTTACTGTTCATATCTTTCTCCTATGGTTGGTATATAACTTGGTCTGATTCTTCAAAAGCTTCTACTAATCTAAAGCCTCTTTCATCTTCATCTTTTTGATTGCTATATCTAGCATGACATATCTCACATTGTACAATCTCTTCTACTTCTTCAGCATTGTATGTTTCATCTGTGATTTCAGCACAAGCTCGCTCTTCTTTCTGGTAATCGCCTCGCCATAGCCTACCTTAGCTATTTCTTCAGCGTCTACTTCATCAGCAGCTTCTATTTCATCATCAAATTCAAAAGACTTTTCTACATTTATTCTGACTGTGTATGTATTCATGCTGCTAACCTTATGTTTTCTAGCATAGGTAATACTTTCCTTACCTTCTGCTCTCTAGTAATGACAGTAGCTGCTTGATTAGCTTTGTTTCTAAACTCAGCGTGACTACTCCAGTCAGTCAATGTATTGTACAACGCCCACAAGTTAGCACCCATGTCATCTTGGTACTTAGCATAGATGTTATGTAGGTATTCACCTAGCACCTTGCTCTCGCCAGCTAAGTTAATGAATACATTATTAACCTGCAACTCATTGACTGGTATATTAGGATACTGCTTCCAGTACTCTGCGTTCTCTGTGTAAGTACCTAAGCTCATCCTAAGTTTGTTGACTGCAACCTCTGGCTCTAGACTCTTGGTATGCTTACCATAGAAACTAGAAAAGAAATTACCTATCACTTGTCCATTTAAACAAGCAAGTCTAAGCGCACCTACTAGTGACATGAACTTCCAACTGCCATCGTAACTATTAAGAACAGAAATCTTTAGGTCCATTGGGTCATCCTTTCTAACTTCTATTCTATGAGCAGGAAAAGTATAGGTAACTACGGTTCGCGCACCTGCGTGTGACTGTTGTATATCTCTTGTCATCCCAGTCGTATCTAATCCACTAAGGTATATCGCACGCTCGTAGTCAGGGATTATGTCTGCGTTCTGTATGACATTGTATCCTTTGCCTACAATAGAAAGTATATTACCTTCATCATCTACTACAGCTTTGTGTGTATGTATCTGCTGCTCGTACTCTTCTTGGTCTATAACACCTACTGCTTTATACTCATCTTTAGTACGCACATACAATGGTTCTGTATGTACTTTGATAAAGTCTTCTGCTGTTAATGCTCTGCCTTGTACATCTGTTAATGTATTGTATCATACCTAGCTGTACTTGTAATTGAGTAGCATAATCATCTGCTATTACTTCTAACATATCTATCTCCTATATTATTATTGTTTAGTGCCACCCACTCTACTTTCTAGGATGACATTCTCTATTACCGGGCATTCATCTATATAGTTTTCTACAGAGCAATGCCTAGTTACTTCACCGTGAGGTTCGCGTACTAACTTCTTGTAATCACAATACTCACAGTCGTATCCTTCATCAAACACAGTATCGTATAGCTCTACAATCTGCGCTACTAATTGTTTACTCAGACTCATCGTGTAACCCCACTCGTTTAGATATCATCTCTACCATTTTGTTTAAGGTTTGTATACATACAACAGCACTATCTATCTTATCGGATAAAGACAACAGCTTTACATCATGCTTGTTAGTAACTACTACTAGTTCTTGTATAGTTACACGCAATCCATCAACATCATCCATTAATGTATTAACTTCTTCTTGTCTATTGTCTATTCTTTCTTCAAGCCTGTCTGTGTAATACCTAATGTCTTTATCTACATCTATATATGCCATACTAATCTCCTCTATTAAAATAAGTTGAGCAGTTTATTCCCATGTTACAGGGCGATATAAGTCATACTCAGGACTACTAACATGGATTGTACAAACTCATAGTTAGCTTCTTACTCGCAGATTTTCAGGACTTCCACCTTTGGCACTGTAGCCTGTGAGATGTGGCTTACAATCGCCTCGTAGTCTTGTTCCATTTCCCAAGGCAGTTACATGTATATAGGCAGGTTCATTAACTACAAATTTCTTGCTACCCGACTGCTCTTGTTATACATACATGTGCCACAAATAAGGTATGTAACCTATAACAAAACCCCAGAAGAATCCATTGAATCTTTCTTTGTACTTAGGGTTATGTGTATTTCATAGCTACTCTTATGTTATATTTCATAAGCTTAGCTCCTTGAAGTCATTGTCTTGTTGCTTTGCCCAGTCAACAGGTACAATAGCACCATTACATTTATAATTTGTATATCTTCATCTATCTGCTCTGTATATAAGAACACTTTGTCTTCATCATATACTCTACAAACTAATTCACCCCACTCATTACGATGTACTTCGTTAGGTGGTATTGTTAATACTGACATAATAATCTCCTCAATAAAATCCCAGACGAATCGAACCCTTCTATTTACTTCCCACATCAGAAGTAAAAGACAGAGTGTGATAGTCATAAGACACGAATAAAAATATAGGGAATCCTAAGACTCCCTATACTTAGTAAGAGTTATCTCTTCTTAGGTTCCCAAGTCTTGTCAATTTCTTGACCTCTTGCGTTCATCTTAGAACCCTTGATTGGTAAGACATAATCTTTACCGAACAAATCAAGATGTGCTTGATATGCAGAATCTCTAAGTTCTTCTAAGTCTTCTGCTTGTGAGCCTAAGTCATATAAGTAACCTTGTAACTGCTCTATCTTTCTAGCAGTAGACTCATCACCTTTAGAGTCATCTTTAAGAACACTCCATTCAGCATAGTATTGGCGATACTTACCATTAACATATCGCAAATCATTAGTAAAGCTATAGCACATTCCTTTTAAAACTCTGCCTTGAGTTGAGTAAGCTATATCATTACTATTATCAAGACTCAAAGCTGTGATTGAATTGACTACAACATTAGTGACACTTGGTTTATTTTTAGATTGTTTCATATTTTTCTCCATTTAGTACTCAAGATTAAGTACATGGTTAAAGACTATCTAAATGCCACCTAAGTCAACTCGACCTTTAGTTTACTTAGGTGGCATTTAGATTTATAGTCTTCCATGAACTTCATCTTGAGTACTAAATGGGCGCTTAGAAAAATATGAAACAATCTACAAATAAACCTTAGTGGATACTTATGTTGTAGACAATTCTTTCACAGCCTCTGAGTCTTAGAGAATAGTAAATGATATAGCTTACTCAACTCAAGGCTACTCCGATTATTTCAAACAGTTTTAAAAGGCTAATGTGCTAAGCTTTACTAATGATATTAAGATATAGTTAATGGTAAGTAGCGGCAATACTATAGGTGAATTGAAGTGTTCCTAAAGAGGAGTAACTAAAGGTAGATGAGTCACAGCTAGAAAGATAGAGCAAGTTACATTGGTTACTCATGACTTAGGGTCACAAGCATGAAGACCTAGAAGAACTGAGATTATTCATATCTTAGCACATCTGATA